CAGTAGGGTTTTTGCTCTGACATAATCCTGCTTGGACACGGCGGCGGATATAGCACTCTTACTACCCTTACTAAGCTGTTCCCGGATGTATGTCTCTCTGCCCTCCGTGTCTAATTGACTATAATCTGCATAATTTCCGGCGGATGCCTCGATACTCTTTCGCTCGTTAGACAGGGTGACGTCGTCGTTATAAAGATCAGCCATGCGCGTCTGGCTGTTGCCGATTATTGTGGTGAGCTGAGAGGCCTTGTATTTGTTGACTTCGACACGTTCGTGCGCGGCTGCCCGCTGCAGTATAGACGCCTTCATCCTGTTGAAGAACTGCATCTGGGCTGCTCGGCCCGCTGTAGTGGTCGCGGCTGATTGGGAGGCGGCCCAAGCGTCAAACGCGGACATGGCGTCTTTTGACGCGCCCTGAGCGCCCTTCAATTTCCTGCTGAGCACGCCGGTCTGGGCGTTATCCATAAGGTCAGTTTCAAATTGAGAAGAGGCGGCCTGCGTCTCTAGAAGGGCAGTTGTGTCGTCGTTCTCGGCGGATTTTAGAAGGCCATCGGCAAATGTGTCCATCGCCTTGGAAGCCTGCTGCAAGGAGCGGCCCTGAGCAGCGCCGAACATGTCTGCGGATGTCTGGAGGTTCTGGAACGGCTGGGCGACAGCGCGGCCGCGAACAGAGCCGACCTCTTGGCCGGAGAGTGCTGGTGTCGGTATACGAGCCATATCATATATTCCTAAGACTTAAGACCACCATTTGGCCTCCGTGCCGGCGCTGGCCACCGTCCCCGCGCTGGACAAAAGCGAGCCAGCGGCGGCAAGTCCGGGTGACTGAGCTGACGCCTGAAGGCCAAACAAGCCAGCCTGAGCCTGATAATTTACGCCCTGTATCTCAGACACACGCGCCTCCTGCTCGTACTTGTCGCGCATCTTCAGGATGTCGTATTCGCCGATCTCGGCAATATCCTGCAGGAACAGGCTGGCTGTCGTGTCACCGGGGTCGTCTACCAGCAGACCGTTGGCCGCGAGGCGTGCGTTCGCAGCCCCCTTGGTGGCCGCGACCCTCTCCCGCTGCTCTTCCTCCGCTACCTCCGACTGCTGCCGGATGCGCGTGGCGTTCTGCTGCGCGATGGTGGCGTTGTTATTCGCCACTTGCCTCTGGTAGTTAGCCTGATCCTTCGCGGCCTGAGACTGCTGGTAGGCCCCGACTGCGCCGACCCCGGCGCTTGCAACGGCGGCTACTGCGGCTACAACAGCCATTACACTAGCCCCTTAGCGTAGACGCGCTCTATGGGCTGATAGCCCATACGCTCAAACACACGGCCCACATCAAAATGCAGCTTAACCTTGTTGAACACCTTAGTAACTCCACGGTCTTTCAGGGACGCCTCCGCGTGCTTGAACAACCGCATACCCGCTGTTCCTTTTCGATGCTCCGGGGAAAGCCAGAAAATGTCGGCGTCGGCAAAGACCTCGTCGCTGTAATGCAGCGACTGAGCGACAATGTACACCGCGTAGCCGACCAGTTCCCCAGCCTCTCGCGCTGTGGTGATATTTAGCTTCCCTAAGTCTTGCAGGTTTTTGTACACGTCCCAATCCGGTTTGAGCGGAATAGTGTCCTTGTCCAAAGCGATGTGCTCCCAGTGTCTACAGATCAGCGGGGCGACATCGTCCATAACGTCGTACAGGCTCTCGGTTGCAAACTGCATTAGTTACCCCCCGGAATGACTTCTGGGATAAGGGCGAGCAGCGTCATGGGTAGCGGGTCTCGCTGCTGGACTACTATCTGCCCATCCTTGTTCCAGCTAGGTGACATCGTGAGATCCTTGTCGCCCGTAATCCAGTCTGGCGTCTGGCCATACTGCGCTGGTAGACCATACTTTATTTCTCGCATATGGTCCAGATCTGGACCGTACCAGCCGCCTAAAGACTGCTCGAAACGAATAGACAGGCGGCTGATTTTCTTGTTGCGGCCCTGTATCGTGTCCAGAACATTTCCGTTGTCGATACGGAGGGTCTGCATCTCGGATGTGTACGGCAAGCCAATGTGTACCCGGCTCGCCTTGTTCTGCAGGGTGATGCCGCCGTTGCTGACCGTTAGGTTGCGCTCGACATAGCCGTTGCCCAGAGCGACGACAGCTTGTCCCTCTAGGTGCCACAAACCAGATATGGAGGTCACCGCCTCCCGCACCTTGCCACCGCTGCGGTAGACGCTAAAGGAAGTGCCGTCCACATTAGAGCCGCTATTCTGCAGCTCGAACGTCGTGCTGGTAACATTGGCCACCGTGTATCCGCTGCCCTCCAGATCCGTGTCGTAAGCCCAGCCACGGGTCGTGGAGCTGTCGGACACCTTGATGCCAGAGATATCCACAGTGTCCCCATTAGTGAGGCCGTGGGCTGTAGCCGTAGTGATTACGACTGGATTTGCGTTGGTGAACCCGGCGATATCCACAGGGTTATCCAGAGTGAGGCCACTGTCCACAAAGAAGCTGTCCTGAATATCCGTGAAGTCGCGTGTCTGCATACGCTCAACGTACTTCATGGTCGACCCGTTAACCGTGCGCTCGACGAGGAAGTAGGAGAAATCGTCGTCTCCCTCACGTATAGCGGCCACCGACTTGAAGTCGCCTTGCGTGGTATGCCTAGCCCAGCCAAATACGTTCTGCTCTCTGGAGTAGGTCAGGGACAGACAGATGCCATCATCCCTAACGCACCAGATTAGGTTATGCGGGGCCTGAGCGAAGGACCAGTCCGACAGAGTGTTATAATCGAACAAATGGCGGGCCAAAACGGAAAGATCATTACCCGAGTAGCTGTCGCTCTCGTACTTATAGCCGAGGTCCCTGACGGTCTGTCCGGGCTGCATGTAGATCACGATATCGCCAGCGACGATGGGCGTCAGGCTGGTGGACCCGTAGTAGGACTGCGGCTTAACCTGAATACCGCTGGGGGTGATGACCCCGTCTATACCCTCAACCAGCCACTCACCGCCCGATGTCAGGATGACGAGGTCGGACAGGGAAACGAAGTGCCGGATCTCGTTAACCTGCCGGGAGGCGATGGTAACCGTGATGGCGTCGTCGTCCTTCTGCGGACTGGAGAACGACATGTTGCTGATGTTACCCGTCTGCGACATGAAGAACTTCTGCGTGTCGTTGTCCGTGTTCGCGAATATACGGCGCTGCTGGTGGTAGCCCACCGTGGACGGATAGTCGCCTGCAGCATTGAACGGATTACGCGCCTTCGGAGGCGTGTCGCTCCCGTCGGGGTCGATGTTGTCGTCGTTAAAGGAAGTGCCCTCTGCCCGCCCCACGAAGCCGTAGATGCCGTTCTCTTCCCGGTAGATGTTATACGTCCCAGCGCCCGCTGCGGCAGTCCACGTCACGGTGTTATCCCAAGCAGCGTCCTTGCTGGTAGAGCTGCTTCCAGTGGCCGGCAGGCTCTCCTCCAGCGTCTCCTCGTTCACCGCAGTAACAGCGTAGGTGAACGTGGTGCTGCCGCCTGTAGCCGTAACAGAGACGCCTGTAGGGGCCGCCTGCGACGGGGCAAAGGTTATCGTGCTCAGGGTCCAAGCATCGTGATCTGTCCGCGTCAGATCTCGGGGGGCGTAATTAGGGTGAGTAATCGTCATAACATCAGCGGACTGGACGTATTCCAGCTCGAAGATATCCGCCGCTACATACGGGGTCGCCAGCTCAAACACTTTATCGGCGGTGCCCCCGGACGTGTATGCAGTGTATCCGCTGCCGTCGATGTCAGCGCCCGCGCTGTTCTGCAGGCTAAAGGTCGTCGAGGTCAGGGACGTGATATTAAACGTGCGGCCGTTGAGCTGGGTCATGCCGGCAACGCCGGAGATGTAGACGCTCTGCCCGCTAGACAGGCCGTGGGAGGTGGATGTTGTAATGACAACCGGGTCTGCCGCAGTAGCCCCTGTAACAGTCAAAGACACAGAAGTATCAAGGACTTGTCCGGCGTCCTTAAACACGCGTATGTACTGGTCGCCTAGCTCGAGGATATAGGTCTGGGTGGTGTTGTACTCGAACGGTATCAGACGGGTGGTGCCTGTGCCCTTAGCCTCGGCGATGAACTGAAGTCCGGGTCGATTGGTCAAACCGCCGTGGACCTGCGGGAAGAAGTTCTCGCACTTGTAGACGGAAGTCTTGTACTTATCGATGTCCACGCGGGCAGCGATGGCATCGGATACTTCACCACCGGCCAGATTGGGCTGGATGACCTTAACCATTAAACGCGAGCCCGGATCCAGTCGGCGTCTGGAATAGCTTCCTCGATGCCTTCATTACTGTCGGTCTCCCACGCGCTGTTCAGCACTGCCTGAGCCTGCTGGTAAAGATCGGCAGCAATCGACCGCTCGCCGACCAGCGGCATAACCAGACGGGCTGCTAGGACGTAGGAGAACGCCATAACGAACTCTGGATCGTAGTCTGTGGTGTCCTCGATACGTGCGGTGTAGAATATCTCGGGTTGCTGAATATCGGAGAGGATGACGCGTTTACCCGATGCGTTACGGGCCACCTCGAACTTAACGTGGGGCTGGTCCTTGCCGAGCGGGTTAACTACCCCGAGCATCCTGACGCAGTCGGTGGGGTACAAGAACATGTACTCCCAGTGACCCGGAGCAGTGCCAGTCAGGGCAGAGGGGCTGGTGTACTTGGTGGCGAACGCCCACGGGTGCTGGCGGAGCAAGGCATCTCGCGTGTCGTCAAACAGCAGGTTGACCTGCTCAGCTTCCGGTGTCGCCTCAGTGATGTCACTGATATCGTAGCGGTCACCAA